ATTATATTATAAAACAGTCTGAGTTTAAGGACTCTAGTGGCATGCCATATAAAAGATGTCCATGTTTTAATCATAAGAATGAAAGAACTTTTATAATATCATCACCTATTGATTATGAGTTTAGAGTTGATGAACCAATAGATACAAATTTTTTACATTACAATCAGGAGCATTTAGATACATTAGTGTTTCATATGACAACTCCACATTTTTTGTTATGGACATCAGATGACAATGTATGGTTAGAGGCAAATGATCATCCTATGACTGCTCTGGATAATAACATGGTTATGATTCCTGGTTGGGTACAACTATCTACATGGCCGTCTAAGGCAAGCATCGGATTTCAAGTAGTAGATAAAACAAAACCAGTAAAATTTAAAAAAGGTGACCCTCTATGCAGGTTATCGTTCCATTCACCTGACCTAGATGCAGAGGTGGACTTACAGAGAATAGAAGATCATGCTATAATAGATGAGATACTAGAAATTTATGAGACAAAACGAGAGGAGGCAATGGATAACGGTAGTTGGACAGATAGATTGTTTAAGAAAGGTAAGTCAAAATGTCCTTTTGCAAGAATTATTTACTAAATACAATTAATAATTGATTTAAAACAATGAGTGTAGTGACTGAACCGACCGTTGATTGGTCGTCCGAAAAGATGGTAGAAGTATCATTAAGTGAACCAGATGATTTCCTAAAGGTTAGAGAAACCTTAACAAGAATTGGTGTGGCATCACGCAAAGAGAAGAAATTATATCAAAGTTGTCATATACTACATAAACAGGGGAGATATTTTATCGTCCACTTCAAAGAATTATTTGCACTTGATGGAAAAAGAGCTAACCTTACTATTAACGATGTGCAGCGTAGGAATCGTATTAGTCAGTTGCTTGCTGATTGGGGACTCATTAGTATACTCAATGTAGATCAGATAGCAGACATAGCACCGTTGAACCAGATCAAAGTATTGTCTTATAAAGATAAGGGTGACTGGATACTAGAAACAAAGTATAATATAGGTAGGAAAAAAACGGAGGAAGAGTGAAGAAATTTATTTTTGATGTTGATGGGACTTTGACACCTGCAAGAAAACAAATTGACGGAGAGTTCTTACCATTCTTCTCAGAGTTTGCTGCTCGCAATGATGTTTATCTAGTGACAGGTAGTGACAGAGACAAAACACTAGAACAACTAACACCATACTTGTACAACAAATGCACCAGAGTATACAACTGCTCAGGTAGTGATGTCTATGAAGGTACTAAGAATGTCTATAGAGATGACTGGGAGTTACCTACAGATGTAGAAAGACATCTAGAGAATGAGTTATTGTTTAGTAAGTTTCCTATTCGTAATGGTATTCATATTGAAAGAAGACCTGGTGGTGTAAACTTTAGCATACTAGGTAGAGCAAATACTTGTTTTATAGAAAGAGAAGAGTATGTCAAGTGGGACAAACTAACTAACGAGAGAGGAGAGATTGCTAGAAGACTTAGGTTAAAGTTCCCAGACTTAGAAGTGCAGATAGGAGGACAGACAGGTTTAGATCTAGCACCACTAGGAAGAAATAAAAGTCAAATACTTAGAGACTTTGAGACTACTGATGAGTTGCACTTCTTTGGTGACATGATGGAGGAAGGTCAGAATGACTATGCTCTGGCAAAAGCAGTAGAGGAGAAGGGCGGTTTTCACTACCATGTAAAAGATTGGATGGATACCCGAACCAAGTTAGTCGGTATATCGGATAGACACTTAGTGGAGTCTGTGGTTAAATAGTATTGTTGCCTTCGGGGACACAATTTACACTCGCTTAATAAGGAGAACTATGGACTTAGAAAAGTATCACAAGTATCATGCTGCCGATCTACCAACTTTAATAGATCGTATCACTAAAAACAGCATAGGATTAGACAATTACTTTGATCAATTTTTCAACACAGAATTTAATACTAACTACCCACCATACAATTTGGTCAATGTTAGTAATGTTGAATCAAGACTAGAAATTGCACTAGCAGGATTTAAAAAGAAAGAAGTTAAAGTTTACACAGAGTATGGTAAACTAGTTGTAGAGGGAGACAAAGCAGAAAAAGACACCTCTGACTACGCACACAAAGGACTAGCACAAAGATCTTTTTCTAGATCATGGACTATTGCAGACGATACAGTTGTTAAGGAAGTATTGTTTGAGGACGGTCTTTTAACCGTCACACTAGGCAAGGTCGTTCCAGAACATCATGAACGAAAAGACTGGATTTAAACACAGGGGGTTTTCAACCCCCTTTTTTTATGTTATAATATAACCGTTGGACGCAACATGGGTGTGACTGAATAAACTTACTGGCAACCGCTAGTTAAGGTGATGATACAGAGGTGGTGCTCGCTGTCAGAAATGGCAGAACTATCTAACCAGATAGGTATCAGGCTGTAACGATTTTACTTCTGTAGTAATGCCCGTTACTTGTTGGTATACAGGAATCCAACCACCCTCCTTTCTTACATACATAATGTATTATGTCAATTAAAGTCGGAATATTAAACGATGGCACACAACTTCTTGCAGATATAAAAGAAGTTACAGACGGTGACCAAACACAGTACATGGTAATTAAACCATTCGAGGTTGTGTATACAGACACAATGGACATGCAAGAGGATGGTACTCAAACATTATCAACAACTAAAAAAGTAGGATTAAAAACTTGGTTAGAAATATCTGACGATCAAACATTTATTATAAATCCTAATACAGTTACTACAATATGTGATCCAGTTACAGACTTAAAGGACATGTATGAAGACTTAACTCGTGGAAGAAGAATCTAATGGATCCTATAGTAAAAGTATTGGTTCTAAAAAATGAATCTAAAGTTTTAGTTACCAAGATAAGAGAAGTACAAAGTGAACTAGGAGAACCAGACTGTCAACTTACAGATCCTGTAGAGTTTAGACTAGGTGAAGAAGATTGGAAAGAAAGGTTACAAAGGTGGCCAGGTAAATTACTGACACAAAACCACCAGTGCATGATCTCATCAGATGCTATACTAACTATTGTAGATCCCCAACCAGAATTGTTGGAGGCATATCAAGAGGTTATTAGTTGAAGTTTTATACAAATGTTTGCATGATCGGGGACAAGTTCCTCGTGCGTGGATACGATAATGGAGAGTATTTTCAAATCCGTGATGACTATCAACCTACCTTATTTGTATCATCAAACAAAGAAACACAATATAAAACTCTAGACGGTCAGTATGTGGCAAAGGTAAAACCTGGCACTGTCCGAGAGACAAAAGAATTTTTAAGGCAGTATGAGTTTGTAGATAATTTTCAAGTGTTCGGCAATGAGAGATTTATATACCAGTATATCTCTGACAAATATCCACAAGATGAAGTAAAGTTTGACATCAGCAAGATTCGTTTGTACACGATGGATATTGAAACTAAATCAGAGAATGGATTTCCTGATGTAGAGTCTGCTGATCAAGAGATGTTGCTCATCTCTATGCAAAATTATAATACAAAAGAAATTATTACATGGGGTCAAGGACCTTTTAAACTAAAGCAAGGCAATCATTACTACAAACAATTCAATAATGAGTTCGATCTTTTAAATGATTTCATATCATGGTGGATGAAAAATACACCTGACATTGTGACTGGTTGGAATATACAGATGTTTGATATACCATACCTTGCAAAAAGATTATACAGAGTTCTAGGAGATAAGGTTGCTAGAAGATTGTCTCCTTGGGGTTTATGTTCTCCTAAAGAACTTTATATCAAAGGTCGTCGCCATATTGTATATGATATAGGTGGTATAACTCAACTTGATTACTTAGATCTTTATAAAAAGTTTACTTATACCAACAGAGAATCATATCGTCTAGATTATATTGCACATGTAGAACTAGGGCAGAAGAAATTAGATCACTCTGAGTATGATACATTTAAGGATTTCTACACAAATGGTTGGCAGAAGTTTGTAGAATATAATATAATTGATGTGGAACTTGTTGACCGTCTGGAAGACAAGATGAAACTGATTGAACTAGCATTGACTATGGCATATGATGCTAAAGTTAATTACAATGATGTGTTCTATCAGGTTCGCATGTGGGATAATATTATATACAATTATCTTAAGAAGAGAAACATTGTAATTCCCCCAAAACTATCAGAACAAAAGGACGAAAAGTATGCAGGAGCATATGTAAAAGAACCTAAACCTGGCAAGTATGACTGGGTTGTTTCTTTTGACCTTAACAGTCTGTACCCACACCTCATCATGCAGTATAATATATCTCCTGAGACTCTCAGAGATGAGAGACACCCAACAGTCTCAGTCAAAGATATTCTTGAAAAGAATCTTACATTTGAAATGCACAAAGACAATGCTGTCTGTGCTAATGGAGCGATGTATCGTAAGGACAAGAGGGGATTCTTACCTGAGTTGATGGAGAAGATGTACAATGAGAGAGTGATATTCAAAAAAAGAATGCTAGAGGCAAAGCAAGAGTATGAAAAAAACCCAACAGATAATCTTGTCAAAGAGATTGCCAGATGTAATAACATTCAAATGGCAAAAAAGATCTCCCTTAATTCTGCTTATGGTGCTATTGGCAATCAATATTTTCGCTATTATCAACTTGCCAACGCAGAAGCTATTACACTATCTGGTCAGGTTTCTATCCGTTGGATAGAGAACAAGATGAATGATTTTCTAAACAAAATTCTAAAAACAGAAAAAGAAGATTATGTTATTGCTAGTGATACTGATTCTATCTACCTTAACCTCGGTCCTCTTGTCGATGTTATCTACAAAGATAAAGAAAAAGATTCTGAAAGCATTGTCTCGTTCATTGATACTATTTGTGAGAAGACACTTGAACCCTTCATCGACCAGTCTTACAGAGAACTCGCAGAATATGTAAACGCATATGATCAGAAGATGTTTATGAAGAGAGAAAACATTGCTGATCGTGGTATATGGACTGCTAAGAAAAGATATATTTTAAATGTATGGAATAGTGAGGGTGTTCAATAC